CTGGGTTCTTTGGCCTGCGTATGTGCAGGGTAATGCTTCNGTCNCCGACCGCTNCCGACCTGCGNAGGGCGGCGGCTTTGTCAATGCTGACACCGGCGAACACCTCGCNNCTGAATTCGCNCCAACNGGCGGCGGTTTTTCNCGATTTATCCGNGTGCGGAACACCCCCCGAAAAATTGACCCATGCGGCCCCTTTTCATGGTGGGAGGCTGGCGANACAGTGCATTGAATGACCGCAGGGAGTGCAGCGGGGAGGGTGTCAACGCCGTGACGGCGCCGCATCCTGCCCGGTGCAATTCCGCACCACATCAACCAAGGAAAATCAAATGACCAAGTTTGCGAAAACCCGTCTGGCCCTCGTCCCCGCTGCCGTCCTCGGCGCTGTCGGTTCGGCCCATGCAGCCATCCCCNCCGAAGTNCAAACCGCNCTNGACGCCCTGAGCGCTGACGCNCTGACCGTGGCCGGTATCGTCCTGGCCGCTGTCGTGGCCGTGTACGCCTTCAAGTTCATCCGCAAGGGCCTGTAAATGCAGGTGATAGCCCCGCTCCTGCTCGACATGGGAATAAATGCCCTTGTCGTATCTGGCGCGGTGCTGTCTGCCCGCGTTGCGCTCTTCGCGCATCGGTTCATCAAGGAATGGGGGCTTGGATGGCGTACCAAGTAGGCATGGCCTGTTACAGCACAGCAGAAAAGGCGGCCCAGGCCGTCGCATCTGACAACCTCGGCGCAGTCATCCAGCATGGCGGTTCGGCCCATGTGGTCGAACTCGTCACCCTCTCCGGCGAAGCCATCACCTACGGGCTTCGGCCCGTGGGCGGTGGCCCATCGCTTCAGATCACCGGAACCTATACGGCCCAGCCCTGCAACCTCCTCCAAGTCGAGGACGGTATCTCAATGGGCTGGATGGTCGGCGCGGTATGGCTCGCCGTCTACGGCGTGAGTTTTATTGCCCGCACCGTGTTTCACGTAGGGGAAAAATCCGACTATGGCAACACCTGACTTTTACGCGGCCTTCATTGGCGTTGTGGGGGCAATATGGCTCATCTGCGCCCGCTGGTAGCCCTGGCAATCCTGGCGTTTGGCAAAACCGCTTCCGCCTTTGTGTTCCCATCACCGCCCCCCGGATTCGGCGGCGTCCCTGGTGCATGGACATTCAAGACCCCGACCGCTGCCCAGCAACTCGGCAAAATCATTACGCAACCCGCTGCCCTCACTGTCCCAACGACTGGCGGCGTCGCAAAAATACCCGTTGCCCATAAGCTCGCAGCAAATGCCCCCCGCATTGCCGCTGCGGCCATCTTTGCATCGCCGCATGTTCGTACCGGATTGGCGATTGCTGGATGGCTCATCACTGCGAAAGTCGTTTACGACGCGACCCAAAATACATGGCATGAGAAAGGCGAATTGCAGGACGTCAACGGCTATGAATACATCATCGGCTTTCCTGGCGCTACATGGACAAGCTCAAAATCGGCGGCTTGTGCGGCATATGTGGCCTATCTCGGCAGCGGCTGGTATTCCGCAGGCTCGGACCCTATGTGCCGCGCTGAACATCCAAATGGCTCCGCTGCATACGTTTATCCGTCTGCACGCCAGACAGACGGCAAACAGTGCCCCATCGGCTGGAATATGACACCCGCTGGCTGTTTGAGTCCGGCCATTGATCAGCCCAAGTTTGAAGACTTGCTAAACCCACCGGCGGACCCGTGGCCTATGCCTGATGGCGTGCCAAAAGAACTGCCCGTTCCTCTGCCGGTTGATCCCCCTGTGGTCAATCCGACCCCAGGAACAAACCCGCAACCGCAGCCATTTTTTCAGCCTAGCGGTGATCCTGTCCCCAATCCCAAATACAACCCACAGGCTGCGCCTTCGCCAGAGAATCAGCCATTCATTCAACCGGGCGTTCGGCTCAAGCCATCGCCGACGGTGGATGAGCCTTTCAGGCTCTCACCCGAGCCCGTCAACGTGCCCAGGCCTACCGATGACCCTAACCCCGACACGTCAACAGTTCCACCCGGAACCGAGACCAAACCCGAGGAAACGCAAAGCCTTTGCGAAAAGCATCCGGACATAGTGGCCTGTCAAAAGCTCGGAGAACTCCAGCCCGAGACCCTTCAGCAAAAAACAGTGACGCTCACCATTGAACGATCGGACGGTTTCGGCCCTGCCGATGGTGCATGTCCAGCGCCCAAAACCGCAACCATCATGGGCAAGGAGGTTGCCTTTGAATGGGGCCTGCTCTGCGATTTCGCCACCGGCATTCGTCCCCTGTTGATCGGCTTCGCCTATCTCTCGGCGGCGCTTGCATTCATGGGCCTGACCCGTCGAGGAGATTAAAAAATGGAAGGTGTAGCAGGATGGCTGGCGCAGGTTTCCTGGCCCATCGTCTCCCGTGTGCTTCTCGCGCTCGGCTTCGGATATACCTCGTATGAGGGTGCCGACACGGCCCTGCAAATGGCGCTCACAGCCGCAAAAAATGCAATGTCGGGCTTCATGCCGGACGTTCTCCAGTTGCTCGCCATGTCCGGCTTTTTTGAGGCAATGGCTATCACCTCGGGCGGCATCGTCTCGGGCCTCGCTTGGATGGTTCTCAAGCGCTTTGCACTCCAAACCACGGGGCAGGCGGCAGCATGATCACCCTGTTGACGGGTGCCCCTGGCACCGGCAAAACCGCGGCACTCGTCGCCATGCTTGAGGAACTCGGGCAGGGTCGGCAACTGTACGTGAACGGCATCCCNGACCTNTCAATCCCGCATGAAAAGCTGGACGAACCCGACAAATGGCCCGAACTGGTGCCAGACGGCGCGGTCATCATCATTGATGAAGTGCAGCGCATTTGGCGCCCTCGCGGCCCNGGTCAAAAAGTCCCTGACCATGTAGCNCAACTCGAAACCCACCGGCATCGGGGCCTTGACGTCTACATCATCACCCAGGGGCCNAACCTCGTCGATTCCAACGTGCGCGCCCTGGTCGGTCGNCATGTCCATCTTCGNGATCTCGGNATCCTTGGCCGCTGGTGGTATGAATGGCCCGAATGTGCCGACAACTGCCGAACCGCGTGGAAAAACGCACCCATCAAAAAGCGCTACCGTTTGCCGAAACGTGTGTTCAGCAAATACAAAAGCTCAAGCCTCCATGTAAAGCCGATACGCTCCGTCCCTTGGATGCTGCTGGTCATGGTGGTGGCCTTGCTCGGCGTCGCTCTGCTGTCCTGGCAGGCATACGGCATGATCACCGCCAAAATCAGTCCCAAGCCTCAGCCGGTCACCGCATCGGCCATGCCATC